GAAACAATGTGCTAAGATTCGGGCCTTCGTGCAGACAGCCTCTGTGGCGGAATTGGTAGACGCACTTGACTCAAAATCAAGCGCCGAAAGGCGTGCCGGTTCGATTCCGGCCGGAGGCACCACTAGCGTTCTGAGCATTACATAGCAAAACGCGACTTTGCACGAAAAATCAAGCAGTTACGCCGATTCCGGCGAACTTCAAAGCTTTACTAAATACTCCATTTCCTCCCTTAATCTCAACAGCGACTCCCCACGTTTTACGCAATAATTCCCCACGGCGTAACGCAGGCAAGGAACGAGGGACATGGCATCCATACAGAAGCACCCCACAGGCTGGCGCGCGCAGCTGGCGTTACTCGGCGTGCGCGAATCGAAAGTGTTCGCCACCAAGGCCGAGGCCAATGCCTGGGCAGCGCAGCGCGAGACCGAAATCCGCAACGAGAAGACCACCGGGATCCAGCGCGGCCGCACCGTCGACGAGGCGTTTCGGCGCTATGAAAAGGAAGTATCGGTCCACAAGCGCGGGCACCGGTGGGAAGCAATCCGCCTGGCCGCGATCGGCCGGTCGATGATCGGCGGGGTCGCGCTGCAGGACATGAAGCTGGCCGACGTCACTTCTGATGTCCTCGGCCGGTGGCGAGACCAGCGGCTCAAGGTCGACAAAGTGACTGGGTCGACGGTCAACCGCGAGCTAAATCTTCTCTCGCACGTGTTCGCGGCTGCCGCCAAGGAATGGAAGTGGATCGCCGTCAGCCCGACCACCGACGTGCGCCGGCCCGCGGAATCGGCGCCACGCGATCGACTCTACAGCGAGGACGAGATCAAGCGGCTATGCTTTGCGTTGGGCTTCGACCTGGATGGCGACGAGCAGGTCGAGACGGTCAGCCAGCGTGTGGCCGTGGCCTTCCTGATCGCGATCGAGACGGCGATGCGCGCCGGCGAGATCTGCGCCCTGCTGCCCCAAGACGTGAACGGCAGGGTGGCCACGCTGCAGCAGACCAAGAACGGGACGAAGCGCCAGGTGCCGCTGTCGGCGCGCGCCGTCGAGCTGCTCGAGCTGCTGCCGCTACCAGACGAAGGCGACACGATCTTCGGCATCACGACCGGATCGCTCGACGCGCTGCTCAGGAAAGCCAAGAAGCGCGCCATGGTCGAGGATGGGACATTCCACGACACTCGCCATCTGGCGATCACCCGGCTTGCCAAGAAGCTGCAGGTGCTCGACCTGGCACGCATGGTCGGCCACCGCGACTTGCGCCAGCTGCAGGTGTACTACAACGAAAGCGCAGCCGATATGGCCAGCCGCCTCGACTGACAAGCCCAGCATTGACCTACCTCTGGCGCCCTTCTTGACAAGTCCCAACTTGCTGTAAACACATCCCTGCCACGATCCCTTATCACCACAAGGGAGGCATCATGGCAGCAGACTTTTACCTGCAGATCGAAGGTATCAAGGGCGAATCGGCCGACTCGAAGCACGGCGGCTGGATCGAGTGCACCTCGATCAGCTGGTCGATCCACCAGCCCAGGAGCGCGACCGCGTCGACCGGAGGCGGCCACACGGCGGAGCGGGCCGAGATCAGCGAGATCAGCATCAGCAAGCTGGTCGACCTAGCTTCGCCGATCCTGGCACAGACCTGCGCATGCGGCAAGACCATCCCCAAGGCAAAGCTGGAAATGCAGCGCGCCGACGGCCAGGGCGAGCCGATCAAGTATTTCGAAGTCGAGCTCGAGAACGTCCTGATCGCCCACATCGCGCCCTCGTTCAATGGAGCGGGCCAGCCAACCGAGAGCCTTGGTCTAAAGTTCTCGAAGATCCGCTGGCGGTACATGCAGCAGAAGGTCAGCGGCGGCGCCGGCGGCGCCACGGTGGGCGGCTGGGATCTGTCCACCAACAGGATCGCGTGATGCGCGCGCTCTTCCTGCTCGGGCTGGCGATCACGCTGCCCTGCGTCGCGCAGCCCGTGAGTACCGCGCCGTGGATGACCGGGCAACAGCTAGTCGAGCTTTACAACCGACCGTCCGGCGCCCAAAGCCGCACGGAAGCAACGGCGCGCGAGCAGCTGCGCCAGTACCAGGCCGAGGCCTACCTCAACGGCGTGCACGATGCCACCGAGGGCAAGGACTGGTGCTACAGCACCAAATACAACCCGCACCAGGACGAACTGTGGTCCGACGCGCTGTGGGGCTTGCGCGCGCTGCCACCCGATCAGCTCAAGCGCAACGCGGCCGAACTGATCGTGAACATCTGGCGCAAGAAGTGGCCATGCGCGAGGCACCCATGAATAGGCCGCCATACGCCGTGTTAAGCGCGGCATTCCCGCGCAAGGATAAGGTATCGCGCGACGCGCTGTACCTGAGCATCGGCCACCCGGAGTACATCAGCGACGCGCGCATGGTCAACACGTGCGGCGTGCGCATGAGCGTGGCGCTAGTGGCGGCAGGGGTGCCGATCCAGCCGGGCAACCTCACCGCTCAAGGTGGAAAGTACAGCGGCCGACAACTAGAATCGGGCCAGGCCCGACTGTCGAAGGTCCTGCTGAGGCTTTGGGGAGCGCCTGAGAAATACGCCGGCGGCCCGGCCGCGCGCAAGGGCATCGGAAAGCGCCGCGGCGTGGTCAGCTTCTTCCAGCTCAACGGGCCGACGGACCGTCAGGGACATATCGACCTGGTAGCACCGGACAACTGGGACGATCCAGTGTGCGCGGACGACTGCTACTGGCAATCGGTGGAGGTGTGGTTCTGGCCGCTGAAGTAAGTGCTCATACGTCTACGCGCCTCAGGCACTCGGCACATGCATTCGCGTAGGCTTACCGCCTGTGCTGGGTGCGAGCTCAGTCCAGACCCGAACAGTCTCGCCAAGGAAGCGCGATATTTCCTGATAGACTAGTTCTTTTTTTTGCGTAGAGCGGTCGTTGCCGCACGATGACGCGGCATTAAATGGACGGTTCGATGCGCATTTTCAACGCACGAAGGGATCGTTGCATGGGGAAGGCTAGTAGCAATAAGAAAAAAAGACGGATGGAGCAACATCAAGCGCAAGTGAGACCACCCCTTGAGCGGGCAACAGCGAACGCGCCTACACCAATGTCTCAAGCAGCGCCAATTTTCCGCGCAAAACACACCGTGGAATTTGAACACGACCCTGGAACCCCTGTATACCGCTTTTTCCAGGACCCCCAGTACGCCGATGATTTTTTGAATGGGAAGATCTGGATTAGCACGCTGGGGACGTGCCGGGGGTACGAGAACCCTCAACAGGGGGACCCATCCGAGGCCACCATGATTTACGCAACACCGGGGACTATTCAAGGCGGCACCAAGGACGTTGATTTTGCGACGATGGCTGACAAATTAGGGATAAACCTTCTTGGGAACGTGGCCAACGTTACCATTACGAATGCCAGCTTCCGAGATAAGCTAGAGGACGCCCTGGTCATATGCACCACCAGCGAGTACAACCCCGACGCGCTCGGTAAAGACTTCGGCCAGTTCTGTGTCGAGATTACGAACCCGAACGCTTTTTTTCAACTGCTCACGCACGAACTCTCCAGACGGTATGCGATCCGCCAATATGCATTCGGAGCCGTTCATTACGTCGAACGTTATCACGAATATCTGGACAATCTGCCCGCTGGAATTGCCTTTATCAAACCTCCAAGTTACAGCTATCAAAAAGAGGTGCGAATGCTTTGGACCGTTCCTGACGGCACTCCAGTAACTCCCGGGCTCATCCATATTCCTGCGGCATCGAAATATTGCCGCAAGATCGACACGCCGGGGGCCGCCAGCTAACAATTGGACGTTAGTCTGCGCCCCTCTGCTACGGCGCCAGCTTAGCTACTGGCTTTAACGCGCCAGGGCATCCGGGTACGTCTCGCTAGACTCCGGACAGCCTGTTGATGGTCTCGTCCTTCGCTTGGGAACTACGAGACGAGCCGAAGTAAAACGATAGTACCAAAGTTAGCGCGGCATCCAGCGTGCCGAGCACCCGGGCAACCAGTTCGCGCATGCTGGCATCAACGACATGCGACAGCAGATACCACTGGATCGCGACCCACGCCAATACAACCACCATTGCCAGGGCTGCAGGTACGAAGCTCTTAGTCTCGACCTGCATCCGGCGCGCGCTGTCGCGGTCGGCTGCGGCGATCTTCTCGAGATCCACACCGAGTTCCTGCATCCTCGCCTTGAAGCCGATCTCGGCTTGCTGGATCGCAGCTAGCTGGTCGCCCGAGATCTGACCGCTTTTCAGCACAGCCTCGACCTTTGCCTTGTCCGCGTCGCTCATGCCCAGCGCCGTGCCGATCGCGGATACTGCAGCGCCGCCCAGCGGCCCGAGCAGGGCAGTCGCCAACGAAGGCGCGATTTGTTTGAGCCATTCCATCATGCGATCTCCACGCGGTTGAGAAGCCAGCCATAGTAAAAGTCCTCGTTCGCCTCGCGCTTCTCGATGATGTCGAGGTAGCGCACACCCTGTTGGCAATTCAGCGCACGCAGGATGACCCTCTCGCCTTCGGCGCCGCGCCGGTTCAGGAAGTCGCGCAGCGCCGCGATGGTGGCGGGGCCGACCTTGCCATCCACGCCGAGGTCGGGATAATCCTTGCCGTGGTTGTTCAGGGCGTTCAGGATGCGCTGCAGCCACGGTCCGGGCAACGAGGTGCCCATGTTGACACCGGTGTCGAACATTTCTTCCGCGATCGGCTGTGACAATGCATAAACCTTATCGAAGCCGGGGCCGATGAAGTATTGCTGACGGTAGATGGCGACCGCGAGCTCCCGCCGCAGGTCGCGCATAAGGCCGGTGTAGCCATGCCATCGCGCAACCGCCTCGGTAATGCCCCACATGGTAGGGCCGCCGGCGTCGCGCGAGTTGTCCGAATAGCGACCTTCCCGGCCGATCAGTTCGTCGATGAGTTGATCAATGCTTTTGCCCATGTCAGCGCTTCCCTGTCATCGATCCGTAGGCTGCAAGACCGATCAGCCCGACGACGAGCGCCTTCCAGATGATCCCCCACAAGCCCATACCGAGGTTTCTATAAAAGCGGGAGAGAATGACTTCTTCGCCCTTGGCGACGATTGCTTCCACATCAGCATCGGTCAGGTTGCGTTGTTTAGGTTGTGGTGCTGGCGGTGTAGGTGCCATCCTGTCTTCTCCGGTTTTGGATCGATGGTTAAGAGGTCAGACCTTTACGTCTACGATGACCTGGAAGTTAAGCGGTGCGGTGGCCGGGTCGTTGAAGCGGACGCTGTTAATTGACAGGTCGTAGGAAGCCAGGACGGCCAACCCGTTGTTCACGTTGATGATGTCGACACGTGGCGGAGCCGCGAGCGTCCCGCCCGCTGCAGGCGTGACAGAGAACACAGGCACTCCCGCAGCGGCCGCTGTCCAGCGGGCCCTAATCAGGAAACGGCAGGTGCGGTCCCGCACGTTCTCCAACAGCGTGCACACCACGTTGGTAAGCGCGCCAGCTGGGCCACCCACCTGCGCGAGGGTCGGATTAGCGGGCGTTGGTACAGCCTCGTTCCCTAAGGAATAGGTGGAGGTGTCCGTATATATGGCTTTGACATTCCCAGCCGGCACCACGTCCAGGACGACATCCGAAGCGTGATCCAGCAGCGCATAGGCCGTGAGCGGACGCTCCGCCGTCGTGGTCGTGCGGATCTCCCCATCGAACTGAACGTTGCGCGCGCACCGCGCTAGGAAATAGCCGTCCAGCCGGGTGTTGGAGATATAGATCGAATCGTAAAGCGGGGCCAGCGCCTTGGATGTGATCGTCGAGGAGAACGTGAGCGCTTCGCCACTGCGACTGGCGTCCTGGCCTTCATCGAAATAGCAATCGCTAATCCAAATTTTCGATCGTGCGACGAAGCCTGCCCCGCGCGTTTCCACCGCGTCGTAGTAGAGGCAGCCTTGGCGAGCGTTATAAAGCCCGGTCACGCGCGTCATGTGCACCTCGCTGAACGATGAGCCTAAACCGTAACCCTCGAAGTCGATCCCGTTCCCATACAGCTTGCCGGCAGACCGGCTACCTCGGTTGCCGTGGTTCAGGGCATCGACATTGTTCAGGTCTAGGCCGTTCCACTTGAGTTCGATCGTATCCATGTACAGCCGCTTGACGGAGTCGGCAGACATCCCGTGACGCGGGTTCCACAGGAACGCGCAATCGCGGATGTGGATGTTGTTGAACACGAAGTGGCTGTCGTCAGCGGTGGCCGAGGTGGAGGAGAAAATCTCAAGCCCATCACCGGCGCTATAGTTGCCGGTGACGCGCTCAAGGAAGATGTTCGACGCCGTGCCGATGAGGCGGATGCAGTGACGCCCACCGTTCTCGACAGGCGAGTCGATGGAGCTTTGGTTGGCGCGGTTGCCGTCCACGTTCACATCGAAAAGGTAGATGTCCGTCTTCGGCGTGATGCGGCCATCGATCGTGATGGGTGAGGCGAAATCAACGGCGCCATCCTTGGTCTTCAGGCTGAAGTTCGACATTGACATGCGCGACTTGAGCTTAAGCGAGGTGACGGGGAAGGTCGCGCCAGAGCCATGCATCCGACCGCCCTCAGGTAGCGCATCGATCGCAGCCTGCAGGAATATGGTGGCATCAGCGCCGGCCAAGACAGACGCGAGCTGCTGATCCGTCATATAGTTCGAAATGCTAATACTGAACGCTGATCGGAGCACGGCCTCGACGGTGCGACGTACTGCACCCAGCTCGTCCTGCATGAAGCCCATCCCAGCCGAGCCTGTTCCTAACGCAAGATCTTCCCGTGTCGCCCCCTGATGGACCACTACGTTGCCTGCCGCGAGATCGGCTGCAACCGTCGACCCAACGTGATCGATTACCGCCACATACGCAATGCCGCCGCTTACGTACACATCCTTCATTGCGTAGGCAGCCCCGGCGACAAACGCTCCGCGCGAATTAAACGCCTTGAGCGAGTTCACCGCTCCGATTACTGTCGGCTTCGATTTCCCCAAGCGATCCACCGCTGCCGGCAGTTTCGATGTGGCGATATCTCCGATGTGGTCGAGGTCCCTCTTTCCATTATTCAGGTCATTAATGCTTAAGGCCGGCATGTGAATCCTTTTCTTTTGGCGAAAAAAAAGCGCCACGTGGCGCTTCGCTTGCACTGCATTTTTTATCTATAAACCGTAATACTTGAACGCGCGCTTCAAGCTGTTCGCCAGCTCTATTACCGTCGGGAGGTCTGTCGCGTCCGGAGCCAACAGGTAGTCGATCGGCATAATCGGCTCGAACTCGAGGGCATCGACGATCTGCTCTTTTGTAAGGTCCGTCAGGTCCGCCCCGCTGCCAGCGAACGAGGTCGCACTGAGCTGACCGGTGGACGGGTTGAACGAGAGCTTCGAACTGGACGTGTACTGCAAGACAGCGCCCGTGACCGCTTTGACCCAAGGCAGGTAGACCCTGGCATCCGTCTCGAGATCGTCCTCGATCTCAACCCGCCCGTTCAACCGGATCACTACACCGTCGTACCCTTTGCTATAGAGCCTGAAGTCCAACAGATTGACCGCAAGACCGCCTACGACAACCTCGCCGGGCAGCGGCTCCTTTCCCTCCACCACGCTGTGGGGAATCTGTACCTGCTCGACCATTCCGTCAGCTCCTTAGTTAATGATCTCGGACTTCGCCGGTATCGCCGCGTAGTCCGCGGCGTAGTAATCCGCCGAATAGTTGATCGCCTTGACCGTCACATACTGCGGGTCTGACAGGTCAACCTCCTGCACCAGGTACGCCTGCGCCGCGCGCGCGCTGTCGGCCGCGAAGCTGTAGATCGTCCGGATGCCGTCCTGCCCGTAGCTCGTCACGATCGCCTCGCTCGGCAGCGCCTGCAGCACAACCTGGTTCGGCGCGGCACCTGCGCTGCAGCGGATGCTCTGCAGCGAGCCGTCGCGCCGCATCAGCACGATGCTGTGCGGCTGGCCAGCGGTGAAAGCCACGTCCCGGCTCAACGTCAGCGTGAGCCCTTCCTGCCCCACCACCTCGCCGTCGTAAGACTTGAACCGCGTGTTGTCGACGATATCGATCCGCGCGTTCGGCAGCAGCGCGCGGGCGTCGCTCGTGGTGGTGGTCTCGATCATCACGCGCTGCCCGAGCAGCTTCCGATACTCCCGGTTGGCCCGTAGCCAGGCCTGCGCGAACGACCGGATCCCGGCGATCTCGAACTTCTTGGCCTTCGTGTGCGAGCCATCCAGCGGCAGCGTGATCGTCTCCGACTGGCCGCTGTCCGGGTCGGAATAGACGAATTCGACCCCGTCATACTCCGCGTCCGATGCGAACGTGCGGGTGATGGTCTCGGCCCTCGGCTTCTTGTTCCTGTGCGTGAACAGCGCCGTGCTGTTCGCCTGCGCACAATCGAGAGCCAGCCGGATCTTGCCGTTCTGCCGGTACGCGATGCAAAAGCCGGCATTGGCGATCGCGATCACCGTCTCCTCGAAACTGGTGTTGTCCGTGTCGAAGGTGAAGGCGAACTGCCCGCACTCAGGGTTCCACGCGTCGAGCGTCTGCTGCACGCCCAGATCTGGCGCATGTCGACTTCGCTCGCCAGGTCGCGCCGTCCAATCTTCGGATCGACCGACACCGCGGCGATGATGTCGACCAGCCTGGACGTGGCCGCGATCGTGCCCGAGGCGAGCCGGCCGTCCTGATCGAACGCGCCCGAGAACGCTGCCCCGTCATAGATCGGCAGCTTGCGCGACGCCAGGCAGTTTAGTTGGCGCGACTTCACGGCCGTCGCACGCGAGGTGGCCTGCGTCACCGTGTGCACGGTCGTCTTGTTCCCGAACTCGGCCTTTGTCACCGGCGACACGCTGTACAGGTCGGCCCACTTGATCTCATCGACCACCGTCCCCTTGAACTCGAAATCGAACGGCGTGGTACGGAACATCCGCACCCGCGCGGGCCCGCTCCAGGCGGTCGCGTGCTCGATCGTTTCGGCTCGCTCGTCCTGCACCGCGCCCGAAAGCGAGCCGGTAACGGTTTCGACGAGGCCTGACTACCACAGCAGCCTTGTCGAATTGGCAGAGGACCTTCGTTCGGCCCTCGCCCAGGCAGGCGAGAAAGGCGGTGCGTGATGTGGTTGCCAACACTCTGTCGCCTGCTGTGGGGAATGTGGACCGCTTCGCCAGGATGCGGCGGGTCGTGCCGGCAGGGCCGGGGCGAATGCAACTGCCAGCGGCGGGAAGGCGGCGCCTGATGGACGCCCTCAAGCATACCAAGGAGACGTATGTCGACTACCCTTTATTCCTCGGCGACGACGCGAAGATCGAGTGCCACACCATCAAGCTGGTAAAGGCACGCAGGCCGCACGCCTGCTTTTTTGGCCTGAATGGCGACGGCCATGGGATAAAGCCGGGCGACCACGCGCGGTATGAGACTGCGCTGGTCGACGGGAGCTACTGGGGCAAATACTACGTGTGCATCCCTTGCTTGGACCGGGAGATCGCGGACATTTACGGAGGCGATGATGATTAGCTACGTAACACGCACCCCTTCGAAGTGCATCGGATGCGGCCACCAGATGGGACAGCCGCATGCCCATCGCTGCCCTTTCCGCAGGTTTGTCTAGCCATGGTTCCCACATGCCTCGTGGTTCGCACCTACTGCGGCGGTTCGCACCTGTGCAGCCGTTGCCCGTGGCCTCTCATCAAACGTATTACCAGGAACTGAAATGCAAGCCGATACCGAAATCGATCTGATCAACCGACTGGCCGCCGCCGTTGCGCAGCAGATCCGACCGGCGATCCCACTTGAGGTCGACCTGTGGGACATCGCCACGATCGCAGCGCTCCTCAAGCGTAGCGAGTCGCAGGTGCGCACCCACATGGCCCCTGCCTGCCCGACTTTCCGAAGGCGATCCGCCTGCCGTCGGCGCGAGCAGCGCGCGGCCAGGCGCTGTACCGGGCCAAGGACGTGCTCGCCTGGGCTGCGAAGTACCAGGACAAACACTAATACCGGACGGCCCCATGAGCGAGACCACTCACCCCCTCGCCGCCGGCCTGGCTGCCCGCGGCCTCAAGCCGATCCAGGAGCTGGCGGCAACCCGCGAGCACGGCGACCGCTTGCGCTATATCGCCGGCTGCCGTTGCGCCGACTGCCGGCGAGCAAATTCCGCCTACGAATCCGCACGCCAGAAGGCGCGGGCTGCAGGCGACTGGAACGGACTGGTTCCAGCAGAGAAAGCGCGCGACCATCTGAAGCAGCTGTCCGAGCTGGGTGTCGGACGCCGATCGGTAGCCGCTGCGAGCGACGTGGCTGACTCGGTGCTGACTGAAATAATCGCCGGCAGGAAGCTGAAAATCCGGGCCAGGACCGAACGAGCCATCCTTGCGGTCACCACGGCCGCGGCCGGCGACCACGCGCTCGTGCCGGCAAAGCAAACATGGAAGCTGATCAACCAGCTGCTCAAGGACGGCCACACGAAGGGCGAGCTCGCCATCCTACTGGGCGCGAAGCACCCGAATCTGCAGCTGAAGAAGGACTTCGTCACCGTCCGCAACGCGCACCTGGTCGAGCGCCTGTACGAAAAGTTGCGCTGGACGTGCGCAAAGAAAACCCTGAAGCTGCTGAAGAAGCTGGTCGACGAGGGCTACACCTCGAAGCAGATCCGCCAGCACGCCGCCGAGCTGGCCCACAGCCAGGGAGTCGAACCGGTTCCGCTCGAGGCCAGGAATGGCCGAATACCTTTCCGTACCGAGGCGCTGGTCGAGCGGCTGCATGCCCGGCTGACAGAATAAGTGCGGTGTCAGGACAAATTGTCCCAGCCCTTGGGGTGTCTGAAAAAAACAACACAACAGATGAATTAACACTGTTGCATCATCCGTTAAGAAGCCTTGCTTATTAACAACACAATGAATTGTGGAAAAGTCATCAAGATTCGCTATCTCTAGTGCCAACATAGCAAAACACACTATATGTAGTGGTTTTTTCCGCAGAACCCCTACATATCGAATTCACTCCTGTGGATAACCTCAGCATTCCCAAATGGAAACGCTTTATTGACACTAAGAAATGTCAAGCAGTTTTTCTTTGAGGAGTCAAATTTTTTTTGGGGGTAACATGTTGTCCACAGCGCCATGGAGCGACTACAATTGGTCAACGGTTGAGAAATCGCAGCCGTAAAAGGCGAAAACGCCGATATGCCCTAGCCGACATACCGACGTCTTCTTTTTTAACCCGGCCGCTGTGCAGGCGGAATCAGAGCCAGCGATGATTGTGCTGGATAGGCAGGGCTGAGATATGGCAAACACCCATATGACCTTCATATAGTCAACTTAGCGTCGCCGTCCTGACGTTAGCAATCGCTAATGTCAGGACTCCATTCTATGACATAAATTTGATGCACGGAATAGGGTGTGCACAAATAAGCACATACAGGAGTCAATAGTATGAAAAAGTTTTCCATCCGCGTCGAGCTGCACAGCGCAACCAGCTCCGACTACGTAGCTCTGGCGGAGCATCTTCGCCAGCGTGGCATCGTTGACCTGATCACAGACGAAAATGGTGTCACGTACAAACTGCCGCCCGCAGAATACAACTACGTAGGCGACGCTACCCTGGAGCAAGTATTCGCATCCGTCGAATCCGCTGCGAAACTTACCCTGCGTAACTACGAGATCGTGGCCAGCGAAGCTGTGCGGCGCAGGTGGATCGGTCTGCCCCTTGCTCAGCGCGCTGCTGCCTGAGAAAGCACTAGACGCACGTAAGTAATCCAGGTGGTTCGAAGAGGGGCGTTCTACGCCCCTCTTTTTATCTTCTCTCTCCGCAGAAAAGGTGAGCCAAGTACGCACTATTTACGAAAAAGACTCCTAAGCCGTTGTTTTCACAGAGAAATTGATTCCGGCCGGAGGCACCACTAGCTTGCAACGCATTACCCTTCAAAATCCCGCAATCCGCTTTTTCTTCAGCATTTTCAGGCATTTAGCCCTCTCGGGCTTGCTTTGGTAGTCCGCAAAATACCGC